CAAAGTCCTTGTTTGCGCCAATTGCCGCAGCGGTTTTTGAATTTCCTCTTACCAGTGAATGCGCTGGGGGCCTCAACTCATTTGGCGATGAGTGGGGCCAGGCGTATGAATATCTGATTGCCTTTGGCAAGGATAAAATATTAGCAGGAGATTTCAAAAACTGGGACCAATCCCTGAGTAGTCAGGTGATTCGTGCGTGTGGATTAGTCTGCATGCACATTGGTGAGGCACTGGGTTACACACAGCAACAATTGATAGCTCTTAACGGGCTGATTTCAGATATTGCGGTGTCATATGTAGCATACAATGGATGTCTGAGTGCCTTTGATGGTTTGATGCCATCTGGTACTTTTTGTACATTGTTGTTCAACAGTATCGCCAATTCATTGATCCATCGATGCGCGTTCTTTGCGCCTGGATTTGAAGGCACTTTTGAGCATAACGATGAATTGTCTTTTCGAGCAATGAACCGTTTTTTGTACTTGGGCGATGATTCCATTGGAGGCAGCAAAGTTATGTCACAACGTGATGTCAAGGCTTTTTGCGATAGTGTCGGTTTGGTATACACAGATGATAAAAAATCTATGGACCATATCGATGCTTATCAGCACATTGATAACGTCAATTTTTGCAAACGCACCTTTCGGTATGAGCCATACATTGGTCACCACTTGGCACCACTCGCCCTGTCGTCCATTGACAAGGCTCTTCTCATGTATCGTGAAGGAGACATGGATCCTCAGACCTATGCTATTCAAGCAGTTGAATCTCAAATGCGTGAGTATGCACGACACGATGATTCTGTCTTCGAACAGAGGAGGACAATGGTTACGAACGCTTGTCTCGATGCTGGCATTTATGTCCATCTCGTTGACGTTCTTAACAAGTCTCGCCAGGATTGGCTTGACGATTTCCACCATCGGTATTTCGCAAATTCGGAAAACGATTTTAGCGATCTTACAGATATGGATTCAATTTAACCCTTGGCCGGGAAGTAATGTACAATTCTACTTTAAAAAGCCAACTATATGTCATGGTTACCAAGTTTTACATATTATGCGTGTTACACTTAGGCTTACATATTTTATAATGCATTTTTCGGCATCCTGTATAATCCTCCAGGGATGCTTTGAACAAATATGGATTACTATTTTTCAATACCGGAAAAGTCCGATGCAAAACATCGGCACAATGCAGCTGGAAAACCAGCAATCCTCCTGGCAGAGTGGACGCTCTCCAGGAGATGATGGGACTAGTTCCCATCTGACCACCAGTGATACCAATGATGGTTTCTTTGAACGACCTGTGCGCATTTTCAGCACACAATGGGAGATCGGGGTAACTCTTAATCAAGAGATAAACCCATGGAAGTTATTTTGCGAAGATCCTCGCGTTTCCAATCGACTTGCCCATTTCAAGAATTTAAAGATGAACCTTCATGTGCAGCTATTAGTGAATGGAAACCCCTTCTATTATGGAAGGGGAATTATGTTTTACAATCCATTACCCAACACTGATTCCGTGTCGCGCTTAACCGCGCCACCAGAACGAGCTGATTTGGTTGAACAAACACAACGACCACACATTTACTTCGAT